CGGATTGAGGATTCTTATAAGCGGGCAGTTACCACTCTCATCTTAGAGAACCAAGAAAAAGCTATGAGAGAAGATCGTGGCTTTCTTGGAGAAGCTGCACCCGTCAACGCTATGTCTGGCGGGCAGATGGATACATGGGACCCAATTTTGATCTCATTGGTTCGTCGTGCGATGCCTAACCTGATTGCGTATGACGTATGTGGTGTGCAGCCAATGACCGGCCCAACGGGTCTGATCTTTGCAATGCGCTCCTCGTTCCTGTCGCAAGACGGTGCCGAGGCTTTGGTTGACGAAGCTATGCCTGGTCAAACCGGCGCATCAAACCAGAACGCTGCCGGTACTACCGGCGGTGGTGATGTTGGTGCAACCGAAACTAACCCAGCTGTTCTGAATGATAGTCCTTCTGCTGGTACTTATGTAAGTGCTACTGGTATGACAACTGCTCAGGGTGAAGCGCTGGGTGACACTTCCACAAATTCTTTTGGTCAAATGGCTTTCTCGATTGAGAAATCAACTGTTACTGCTGTATCCCGTGCCCTGAAAGCCGAGTACACAATGGAGTTGGCGCAAGACTTGAAGGCAATCCACGGTTTGGACGCCGAGACAGAGCTTGCTAACATTCTTAGTTCTGAAATTCTTGCTGAAATTAACCGTGAAGTAGTTCGTTCCCTGTATGTCACCGCTGTTAAGGGTGCCCAGGTTAATACAACTACTGCTGGTATCTTCGATCTGGACACCGATTCTAATGGTCGTTGGTCCGTTGAGAAGTTTAAGGGTTTGATGTTTGCTATCGAGCGTGATGCCAATGCGATTGGTCAACAGACTCGTCGTGGTAAGGGTAACATGGTTATCGTTTCAGCTGATGTTGCTTCTGCACTTCAGATGGCTGGTGTTCTTGATTACACTCCTGCTCTCAGCAATAACCTAAATGTTGATGACACAACCACCACATTTGCTGGTGTTATGAATGGTCGTTACAAGGTGTATGTTGATCCATATTCCGCCAACGTAGCTGCTTCGCAGTACTATGTTGTTGGTTATAAGGGTACTTCTCCTTATGACGCCGGGTTCTTCTACTGCCCATACGTTCCCCTACAGATGGTTCGTGCGGTTGGTGAGAACTCCTTCCAGCCCAAGATTGGTTTCAAGACTCGTTACGGTCTTGCTGCTAATCCTTTCGCCGCCTCTGGTGCGGCAGCTGCAGCCGATTCGCCGAGTGCTACGGCCGCATTGACTGCGAATACCAACGCTTGGTATCGCCGGGTTAAAGTTACGAACTTGATGTAAAATCAAGAAGTATAGTAGAGTAAAACTTAGGGGGGAGCTTTTTTGCTCTCCCCTTTTTTTTATTATAAATAATCATATGGCAACATCACAATCACCACTCGCAAGGCAACCTGATCAATTAGATTACGCAAGCCCGACTCAATTTCGTTTTGGTATTCATCAATTACCGAAAGTGGAATTCTTTACGGTAAGTGCAAATCTTCCTGGCATTTCTGCCGGTACTGTTAATCACGCAACTCCGTTTAAAGACATTCCAACTATGGGGGAAAAATTAACATATGAAAATTTATCTATATCTTTTATAGTAGATGAATATCTAGAAAATTATACTTCATTACATAATTGGATGGTAGGTATTGGGTTTCCAGAAAACAGAGAGCAATTTCGGACATTTAGAGATGTTACTTCAAAGACTCCAGCTAGTGGAGGCACTCCAACAGTAGATAGGATTGGAGCTGCAACTGCCGATAGATCATTATATTCAGATGCATTTCTTCAAATATTTTCCAATAAAAATAATCCGATTGTTGAAGTAAATTTTGAAAATGTATTTCCTGTTTCTTTAAGTGCATTAGATTTTACTCAAACTTCGACAGATGTAGAATACCTAGTTGCAACAGCTGAGTTTGCATATCAAATTTATAAAATAATATCATTATAAATAAGTATGAGCAGATAAGATATACTTTAACAGTTTTAAAACTTTAGTCTTAAATGACAATATATGCAAAGAAAGTAAATCAAAACTCTGTTCATTTTTTTGAAAGGTGAGGTTACTCAACTATATTTTATGAATTTAGAACAATTAAAAGAAGAATCAAGAAAAGACCTCATCATAGAGAACGAAGAACAGCTTGGTTCTGAATCTTTAAAAAATCAAAAAATTAAAACAAAGTATCTTGATCAAAGGTCAAGATTTCAATTACTGTTGCAAAAAGCTAATGGTGATTACCAACGAATGTACAGACAGAAATGGGAGTACTACGGTGGTAAGTCTGATGCTAAAGTTTATGTTGCAAAACCATTTGATCTAAAAGTTTTAAAAAATGATTTGGCCATGTATATTACTTCCGATGAAGAAGTTATTGCACTAGCAGATAAAATTGGTTATTTGGAAATCGTAATAAAATATCTTGAGGGGGTTATTAAGTCTATTGATAATCGTGGCTGGGATATCAAGAATGCAATTGAATGGAAAAAGTTTGAGGCAGGAATGATTTAATGTCCTGTGCTAAGTGCTGGATTCCACCAATTACTGATTATATTGGATTTTATGAAAATATAATACCTAATTCTGTTTGTGATAATATTATTGATCATGATTGGGGTATGAGAAAATCCACCTACTCAAATAATGAGGGCAAATCCAAAACAAGCGATGAACGTGTTAAAATGGATGAAGTATGGGTTATGAAAGATATGCCATATTATGACGATATTAAAAAGGGAGTTTTGAAAACCGTAAAAAAATATTCAAAACAGCATAAGAATTTTTCTTGTATTCATCATACAGATTTTAGAATTAACAAATATTCAGAGGGTGGATTTATGTCTGAACATGTAGATAATATACATCACAGTCATGGCCAACAATATGGATATCCACAAGTTTCGATTTTACTATACTTAAACGATAATTATGAAGGTGGTGAATTTTTTGTAGCTAAAGAAATGTTTCTGCCGGAAAAGGGTTCAGCGATAATTTTTCCTTCTAATTTTATGTATCCACATGAAGCAAAGGCTGTAACCAAAGGAACACGATGGAGCATAGTATCATGGTTGATGTAAAAATGCACGAATGTTTTCCCACTATGATATCAGAGTTTTCTTATCATCCTGATAAATTGTCACAAAAACAAATGGTAGGATATATTAAAGAAGTTAAAAAAAATCACAAATTTCATACAGATGATACATTATATAACATGTCATACTATGCAGATTTAAGAGATACTATTTTAGTTGCCAATGAAAATCATTTGAAAAAATTAGATTACAAATATGATCATTTAGAAATTACTGGCATGTGGGCAAATTGTTTATTTGGTGGAGATTCACATGCTCCACATACACATTCTAATAATTTTTTATCAGGAGTATATTATCTAGAGGCCGGAGAAAATACTTCCAATATACAATTTTTTGATCCGAGGCCTCAAGCAAGTGTTTTACAACCAAGGAATAATTCAAATAGAATGAATTCTTCTATGTTACAATTTAATTCTATAAAGGGGTTCGGGTATATTTTTCCTTCATGGTTGCAACATTGGGTTCCTACTACAACAGAAGAACGTATAAGTATATCATGGAATATTATATTGAGGGGCGACTACGGAGAGTCTGGCACTTTACAAAATGCTCGTATCTAAAAAAAATGAAGTATATCTACAAATTACTAACATATCTTCCAGTGAAAGTGCTGAGCTATCTGATTTCTTCACCTTCGAAGTGCCAGGATTTAAGTTCATGCCCGCATACCGCAATAGAATTTGGGATGGAAAAATACGTTTATTCTCTCCCGCCACAGGTGAAATATATGTGGGCCTGTTATCGTATATAAAAAATTACTGTCAAAAAAATAAGATTAAATGTGATATTGAAGAAGGATTAGAAGATGAGCGGAATATTGTACGTCAGGTTGTTGGAGGCTTTATCAAAAGTCTCAAACCAAAGTCACAGGGGAAATCCCTTAAAATCCGTGATTACCAAATTGATGCCGTACACCATGCGATTGCCAGAAATCGTGCTTTACTCGTTTCTCCTACTGCTAGTGGTAAGTCTTTAATAATATATGCGTTAGTTCGTTATTATCATATGATGGGGCTCAAGACTTTGATTTTAGTCCCTACTACTTCTCTTGTTGAACAAATGTATTCTGACTTTGAAGATTATGGTTGGAGTCCTGGCACATACTGCCAAAAAATATATCAAGGTCATGACAGAAAAGTAACCAAGGATGTTGTGATATCGACCTGGCAGTCTATCTATAAAATGCCAAAGAAATATTTTGAATCGTTTGGTTGTGTGATTGGAGATGAAGCTCACTTATTTAAAGCAAAATCTCTAACAGGTATAATGACTAAGTTACATCAATGTAAGTACAGGTTCGGTCTTACAGGGACGCTGGATGGTACTCAGACGCATAGACTTGTACTAGAGGGACTATTTGGTGCAGTTGAAAATGTAACAACAACAAAGGAGTTGATGGATAAAAAAACATTAGCTGATTTGCAAATTAAATGTATAGTATTAAATCATCCAACTATAAGAGAGAAAATGACATATATTGAAGAACTTCAATATTTGGTTACGAATAGCGTTAGGAATAAATTCATTGTTGATTTGTGTCGCAATATTCCTGGCAATACATTATGTTTATTTCAACTTGTAGAGAAGCATGGGCAAATATTATATGATCAAGCAAAAGATGAAATTAAAGATCGTAAAATATTTTTTATTTATGGGGGCGTTGATACAAAAACAAGAGAAGATATTAGGAGTATAGTAGAAGATGAAAAAGATTCTATTATCATTGCGAGCTACGGCACCTTTTCTACTGGTATTAATATTAGGAATATCAACAACATCGTGTTCGCTTCACCATCTAAATCTAAAATTAGAGTGTTACAGTCGATTGGCCGGGGACTGCGTATTAGTGAAAATAAAAATTCCATTTTAGTTTTTGATATAGCTGATGATATATCATATAATGAAAGAAGAAACTTTACACTTACACATTTTACAGAACGGATTCAAATTTATAATGAACAACAGTTTAAGTATGAAATAAGTAAGGTAAATCTAAGATAGTTATTTCGTTTGTGGATTATTATAAATATATAGATAATTAGAAAGGTATGGAAGGTATGGACACAATTACATCATATAAAGTTATAAAATTGACAAATGGAGAAGAAATTGTTTGTCAATTGGGTGATGATATTAATAATGGTGAATATAAAATTAATTTTCCACTCAAAATGAAAGTTTATTCAATGCCGACAAAGGAAGGTGTTGTTGATTCTTTAAATCTTAGTCGTTGGATTGGGCCCTACACAGAACAATCTAATTTTTCAATAAAAACTGACCATGTAATATTAGTTGCTGATGCATCACCTGGCTTGTCTAGATATTATGAGCATGTAATTAATGAAATTAAACAATTAGATACTCCAGAAAAAAGATCAACTTTAGATGATATTGTAGACGAAGATGTATATGATGAATTATTAGAAGAACTTGAATCAGATAACAATACTATTCATTAACGGGACTACATAGCCTATTATACACACTTTTTTTACTTTGTCAATTCCCTTTTGTTCCTTGACATTATAGTTATTATAATGTATGATGTAATAATAGTAAATTGTTTAAGGAGTTATTATGACTAAAACAAAAAAGGCAAAGAGCGTACATTACGTTGACAATAAAGAATTTCTAAAGGCTATGATTGAGTTTAAAGAAAAATGTAAAGTTGCTATAGAGAATGAAAAAGAACAACCACCAGTATCTAATTATATTGGAGAGTGTTTTCTTAAAATAGCAACACATCTTTCTTATCGCCCTAATTTTATTAATTACACATACAGAGATGATATGATATCTGATGGCATTGAAAATTGCTTGCAGTATGTTGCAAACTTTAATCCAGAGAAATCAAATAATCCATTTGCATATTTTACTCAAATTATATATTATGCATTTCTTAGAAGGATTGCAAAAGAGAAAAAGCAAACACATGTTAAAAATAAAATGATAGAAAATTCTCAATATACATCTTGGGTAACAATGGATGGTGATGATTCATCATATTCTGTTATGGGGTTTGATCCTAATGTTATGCTTCCAGATGAAGATGTATATAAACCAAAAAAGAAAGTGACGCCTAAGTCAAAAGGGCTTGAGACATTTATGGAAGAAGAAACTTGAAAATAGCAATTATTACTGACACACATTTTGGTGCAAGAAATGACAATCTAAATTTCAACGAATACTTCTTTAAATTTTATGAAAACATTTTCTTTCCTACATTAAAGGAAAGAGGCATTACAACATGTATTCATATGGGAGATGTTGTTGATCGGCGTAAGTATATAAGCTATCGTATTGCCCATGATTTCCGTAGTCGATTTATTGATAAGTTTAAGGAGATGGGTATTGATTTGCATATTATTATTGGCAATCATGATACTTACTATAGGAATACCAATGAAGTAAATTCTATGGAAGAATTGGTAGGTTCTGATAATTTCAATATTTATTCTAGCCCAGAAGTTGTAGAGTTTGATGGTACTCCCATTCAGTTCATGCCTTGGATTAATGCCAATAATTATGATGAGTCGATGAATGCGTTGAAACATTCACCAGCACAGATTCTTATGGGGCATTTAGAAGTAAATGGTTTTGAAATGCACATGGGTTATAAGGCTGACGGTGGATTTGATAAAGAATTGTTTCGTCGGTTTGACCTATGTTTTAGTGGGCATTTTCATCATAAATCAGATGATGGCCAGATATATTATTTGGGAACTCCGTATGAAATTACTTGGAGTGATTACAATGATCCGAAAGGATTTCATATCTTTGATACAGCTACACGCAAATTGGAGCGTATCGTTAATACATATACACTCCATGAAAAGATTTTTTATGATGATACTGCAATAGATTATGACAAAGAGGATGTGTCTAAGTATAAAGAAAAATATATTAAGTTGATTGTTGTGAACAAGAAAGACCTGTATCAGTTTGACAAATATACAGATAGGTTGCTAAAGGCAGACGCATATGATGTAAAGATCATTGAAGATTTTTCAGAGTTGGATGCTGACAATGTATCGGATGATATCGTAGAGAATACAGAAGATACTATGACTTTGCTTGATAGATATGTTGATGAACTAGATTTGACATTGGATAAGACTAGACTTAAAAATACTATGAAATCACTTTATAACGAGGCGCAGGATTTAGAACTTTGATTGAATTTAAATATGTTCGTTGGAAGAACTTTCTTTCAACTGGTAATAACTTTATAGAAATACAACTAGACCGAAATCCTACCACATTAATTATTGGTGATAATGGTGCAGGCAAGTCTACTGTTCTTGATGCATTGTGTTTTGGTTTGTTTGGTAAACCTTTTCGGGGCATCAATAAACCTCAACTATTAAATTCTGTGAATGGCTCTGGTTGTCTTGTAGAGATAGAATTTAAAATTGGTTCCAAGAAAATCAAAGTGGTTCGTGGCATCAAGCCAAGCATCTTTGAGATATACATCAACGGTAAGATGTATAATCAAGATGCTAATGTAAGAGACTACCAGAAGTATCTTGAACAACAAATCCTTAAACTAAACTATCGCAGTTTCACACAGGTTGTTATTCTGGGTTCTTCTACATTCATTCCCTTTATGCAACTGAAGTCTAAGCATCGCCGTGAGGTTGTTGAGGAGATACTTGATATCCAGATTTTCTCTCTGATGAATATGTTGCTGAAGCAGAAACTTAAAACTATATCTGATGACATTCGTGATATTGATTATCAAATGGAACTTACTACAGAGAAGGTTGGATTACAAGAACATTATATTAATGATGTAAAAAAGAATAAAGACAAACTAATCACAGAAAAGAATAATCTCATTGCTGGTAATGAAGAAGAGATTTTCTCAAGGAAATCTGTTATTGAAAAACTTCAACAGGAGAACGATAACCTGTTAAGTCAAATTTCTGATAACGATAAAGTTAAAAATAGCTATAACAAGCTAAGAGATATAAAGTCTACTCTAGTAGAGAAACATAAAGCACATTCTAAGGTGGTTGATTTCTTTGAGAATAATGCTGACTGCCCTACCTGCCAGCAACATATTGATGAAATTTTCAAACAGGGAATGATATCTGATAAGCAGAAAGATGTAGCTAAATTCTCAAATGGTTTGAAGGAACTTGAAGATGAATTGAAGAAATCAAAGGATAGACAAAAAGAGATTTCTGATATTGCGAATAAAATACGAGAGAATGAAGTGCAGATTGCAAAAGATAACAGTTCTGTTGTACAACTGGAAAAGTTTAACTCTACACTTCAGGCCGAGATTGCTCAATTAGAAATTGGTGATATAAGTAAATCTGATTATGAGAGAATGGAAGAATTAAAAGAAAGCTTGAAATCTATAGAAGAGCGCAAATCAAAATTGCGTGAGGATATGACTTATTCAGAAGCTGCAAAAAATATGCTTCAAGATACTGGCATCAAGACCAAGATTATCAAGCAGTATCTTCCTATCATGAATAAACTAATCAATACCTATCTGACTTCTATGGAGTTTTATGTGAACTTCACTCTGAATGAAAGTTTTGAGGAAACCATCAAGTCAAGATATCGTGATGAGTTTACTTATGATTCATTTAGTGAAGGTGAGAAGATGCGTATTGATTTGGCACTTCTGTTTACATGGAGAGCTGTTGCAAAGATGAAGAATAGTACCAACACTAATCTGCTGATGCTGGATGAGATTTTTGATAGTTCTCTTGATGGTGCAGGCACAGATGAGTTTTTGAAAATTCTCAATACTCTATCTGATGAGAACATTTTTGTGATTAGTCATAAACAAGATGTGTTGGTAGATAAATTTAAAAGCACAATCAAATTTGAGAAGGTTAGGAACTTTAGTCATGTTGTTGAATGATGGGTAAACGAAGCGATTTTGAACGAAAGCCAAGAGACTTCTATCCAACGCCGATGGAAGCTGTGAAACCGTTACTGGAACATCTACCAAAAGATTTTACATTTGCAGAACCTTGTGCTGGTAATGGAGCATTAATAGAACATCTAGAAACAAAAGGTATTTGTATGTGGGCAAGTGATATTGAGCCTCAAGCAGATGGAATACATAAAAATGACTATTCCGATGTTGGATTTGATGAACTTATAGAATCAGAATATGTAATTACAAACCCGCCATGGGATAGAAAAATCTTACATCCTATGATTGAATACTTTTCTCCAAAAATTAAAACTTGGTTGTTATTTGATGCAGATTGGATGCATACTAAACAAAGTGTCCCTTATATGAATATGTGTAGTAAAATTGTGAGCGTAGGTAGAATTAAGTGGTTTGGTAATAT